CATGTCATTTAATCTGGCTCAGTTCTATAAGTTCTGTAGTGAACTTAAAATAGAGACTAAGGAACATGGTCTCAGGAAGATGGATAGGTTATTAGGTACTCAGACATATATTATGGATGAGATAGCTAAGGGTCTACAGGATGATATTCATTTTTTTGTGATATTGAAGGGTAGACAGTTAGGGATAACTACTATCTCTTTGGCATTAGATCTTTACTGGCATTTTGTACATCCTGGATTACAGGGTACATTAACAACAGATACGGAAGAGAACAGGGATATGTTCCGTAGTACCTTGTCTATGTATATAGATGGGTTACCCAGAGAATATAAAGTACCTGTTATTGCTCACAACAGAAACCACATCTCGTTGAAGAACCGCAGTCGGTTGTTTTATCAGGTGGCTGGGTTGCGTTCCAAGGGGTCTCTGGGGCGCGGTAAGGCGATAACTTACTTGCATGGCACGGAAACATCCAGTTGGGGAGATGAGGAGGGCCTAGCGTCTCTCTTGGCTTCTCTTGCCGAGACCAATCCTCAACGATTGTATTTATTTGAGAGTACTGCTCGTGGGTTTAATATGTTCCACGATATGTATGTGACTGCCAAGAAAGCTAGAACTCAGAGGGCTATATTCTGTGGATGGTGGAGAAATGAACTTTATTCTGTAGAAGCAGAGACGGATGTTTATAAAGTTTATTGGGACGGTAAATTAACTGGGGAAGAGAAAGAGTGGGTGAAGGACATCAAGAAGTTGTACGGGGTGGAGATCAACAGCAGGCAGATGGCGTGGTGGAGGTGGAAGCTCCACGAGGGGATCAAGGACGATGCGCTGATGTACCAGGAGTTTCCTCCTACGGAAGACTACGCATTCGTGATGACTGGTACGAGCTTCTTCTCAAACTCCCGGTGTACTGACGCTGCCAAGAAATCTCGGCAACTACATCCGGAATGTTTCCGGTACGCTTTCGGGGCAATGTTCCAAGACACTGATGTCTTGAAGTCCACAGAGAAGTTGGGGACCTTGAAGGTCTGGGAACAGCCTATTGACACGGCCTACTACGTCATTGGTGCTGACCCTGCTTATGGATCATCCGATTGGGCAGACCGATTCTCTATCCAAGTGTTCCGCGTCTATGCAAATGGCATGGAGCAGGTTGCGGAGTTTGCGACCAGTGAGATGAACACCTACCAGTTTGCGTGGGTGATTGCTCACCTTGCCGGTGCGTACAAGAACTCAACTCTTAACTTGGAAGTCAACGGTCCCGGTCAGGCAGTGATCAACGAGATGCGTAACCTCAAACGTCTTGCTGCCGCACAAGGTACTGCCGGTCACGGCATCATGGATGTGCTGGGATCTATGCAGAACTACATCTGGCGCCGTAACGATACGATGTCCGGGTTATCCAACTCTATTGGGTTCCTGACTACGAGTCAGACCAAGGAGCGGATGTTGACCTACATGAAGGATTACTTCGAACGTGGGTTGATGGAAATCAAATCTATGGACTTGCTAGACGAGATGAAGGGAATTGTTCGTGAGGGCGGGTTTATCGGTGCGCCTGGGCGCGGCAAAGATGATAGAGTCATTGCCAGTGCCCTTGCTGCTGTAGCATATGCCGAGCAGGTTCAACCCCGATTGATTGCGATGAGATTGACGAAAGAAATGTCTCATGCCCAAGAGAACAGAACGCCAGAAGAACTTGCTGCTGGACGTAACGTATCCAATTATCTAAAACGTATCGGGATGTACGGTGGCTCTACACACTGATCTCACAATCGTATCTATTCACGGCCACACAGATGGTGCTGCCGCTATCCCAAGCATTGTTGAGAGCCTGACTCAGTTGCCCGGAAGCCGGGGCCTGCTGATCTCTCTTGAAAGACCCCCTTCATTGCCAGACCATATCGGTTGGAAACAAACAGCACCGCTGGATTACTTCCAATACTCGATGTTCTGTATGTACTGCCTCCAGCACTACATCGACACTGAGTACTGCTTGGTTGTGCAAGACGATGGCTGGGTCATCAACGGGCTGAATTTCACGGGTGAGTACTACGAGTACGACTATGTGGGCGCACCTACTCACATGGGTATAGCCGGTGACCAAGCCATGTTCCACTTCTCGTGGGTTCATGTGAAAGACCCCATCGTTGTGCAGAACGGCGGGTTCTCCCTGCGTAGCCGCAAGTTCTTGGAAGCACCGTCTAAGCACGGCATCGTTCACAAGTTGTACAACCAGCAGCCGTTCATCAACGAAGATGTCCAGCTCTCAGGCTTGCTGCGTCCTCAACTGGAATCCTTGGGAATCCGGTATGCGCCGTTGAACATTGCCAAACACTTCTCGATTGAGTACATGGGTCCAGGCCTCCACGATGACATTGACCTAGAGCGCCTTGTCGGTCATCACGCACCCAGTAGAAAATTGATCGGGCACAAATCCATTGCCATCAGAAGCACGGCAGAAGAGTGCGATAACGTATTTGGTGAACTCGACTTCCTGATGTTCTTGCAAGACAAGGGCTACAAGTTTGAATACCGTCATTCCTAAACAAGAACTCAAACTCTTGGTCAGACGATTCCTTAAGGATAAGCAACGCGGTATTTCTCTTCAGAAGTTTGCTGACCTTTGCGGGATCTCCAGAGAATTCCTGGCAGACGTTTTCATCTACGAGAACGCACCCATGAGTGAGACCACCCAACGTCGGGTCTCATCCGCTTACCAAGCGTGGCGAGAAGGTAGGGTCAAGGTCATGAGACGCAAAGACCAGACCCAATACGTTGACTACCGCAAGGTTGCAGAACCTGCTATCTTCTCGCACATGGGGATCGTCAAGTCCCCTGACGGATTCAAACTATCTATCGGCCCCCGTAATCGTCACGATTACTCTTATCCTACTTTGGACGAATCATGAGCGTACTCCACGACTATCTTTGCGCGTCTCACGGCCTCTTCGAATCTTATGAGCCTGAGTGCCCTATCAAATTTTGCACAGCAGAACTCAACATGGTTTTCCTAAAACCAGTTGCTCTCAAATCAGATAAGACAAAACAGGCTGACCGACACCTGCGCGGCCTAGCCCAAGACTTCAAGATGTCAGACATCAAGTCCACCCGTGAAGGTGACACACAAGCCGGTTACCATCACCATCAACTTCCTGAAGAACCAAAAGAAAGAGAGGCTCGTCCAGGCGATGCGGCAATCTGGGGTGGCAACTTCCAGAACATCAATATGAAGGCAGCACTTGCAGGACAGGTCGCCCAGTCGGTTCGTGGAGAATCTGTTGGCGTAAACCCGAAAGATGCTGGTAACCTCACGGGACCAAAGGCGGCAAGTTATATGTCTGACCATGAGAACTTGGCAATAACACCATGAGAATTCCGAGCGAGCCGGTAGAACGAGAAAACTTCTACCTAGACCTCATCCACAAGTGCGCTGTCTCCATGCCAGAACGGCGCACCGACTACGGAGGTCTTCGCTCTTGGTATCTCTTTGGGAACGGACCGGACGAAGCACCGGCCATGTACAACAAGATCTTTCCCCACATAGATCAGTTGTCATCCTTCCTCTACTCTGCCGAGACCACCCGATTCTCCATAGACTTGGGTGCGGCAGTCCCAGATGAAGAGCAGGCCAAACTTCCGGTCCTCACCCGCGCTCTCAACGATGAATGGCTAAACAGCAATGCTGACCAAGTATTCTCGACAGCGGTTTCATGGGCGCTCTGCTATAACAGTACCTTTATTAAACTGGTTTATCGAAACGGTATTCATCCGTATCTCGTGGAACCGGCCAGCATCGGTGTGTTACGAGAGGACACTCCATACACCGACAGACAAGAAGCAATAATTCAGACTTACTACATCACAAAGTCTGAACTCTACAACCGTCTCTATAGCCACCCGCAACGGGAAAAGATCGTAGAGCGCGTGTCGTATATGCAGCACGAGCGCACCGAAGTTGCCAACGGTGTGCAGCGCATCATCATGAGCCAGACAGACCCGACTCTTTACGGGAATGTAAACCTCGACTTGTCAGGTGGTAACCGCTACAAAGCACAAGTTTCCGAGGAAACCGTTGAAATGACGGAACTCTGGGTCTGGAACGATGAGACAGGCGACTACCAAGTGGTCACCCGCGCAGATCCTGATGTCATCATCTATGATCGCCCTGGCGCAACCGTCTTCTTGAAAGGCGAGCTGCCCTTCATTCAGATCTGCCCACTGCCACTCTACGATTACTACTGGGGTCAGTCAGAAGTATCCCGGCTGATCTACCTCCAGCAAATGCGTAACAAGCGCATGACGGAGATTCTGGACATCCTGTCCAAGCAAGTCAGCCCACCAACAGCACTCATCGGGTTCACTGGGATCTTGGATGAGAAGAACTTTGCCCTTAACCGTGCAGGCGGAATCTTGGCAACAGATATGCCGAGCGCCAAGGTAGAGAAGTTGGCCCCGCAAATGCCGCCAGATCTCTTCCGTGAGATCGGGGAAATTGACCTGATGTTCGAAGAAGCCTCTGGAATCGTCTCAGTCTTGCAAGGACGGGGGGAGTCTGGGGTCAGATCGTCCGGTCATGCCAGTCAACTTGCCCGTTTAGGGTCATCTCGTGCCAAAAAACGGGCGCTTGTCATTGAAGATTCGCTAGAAAAGATGGCGACTCTGTATCTTAAGCTCATGCAAGCGTATCCAGACACTCATTACACGGATACCAAGGGCAATCGGTTCATTGCCGAGCAATTGCCTAAGAATTACGCTGTAAAAGTTGATGCACACAGCAATTCACCTATCTTCATGGAAGATTTGCGTCAATTGGCGTTCAATCTGTTCAAAGCACAAGTCATTGACAAGGAATCCTTGCTAGACTTGCTTGAACCACCCATGAAACAGCAATTGAAAGACCGTCTCAAGAAGATGGAAGCAGCACAAGCCCAGCAAGCGGCTATGCAACCTCCAAAGGAGCAATAATGGTCACGCAAGGCTACACAAAGACCGGGGATCAGCCCCGCGTCACTGCTAAAACATTAGATCCTCGTGCGGCAACTCCATCCTTGACGTACCGTACACAGACGAATAGGATGGGCAGTGCGGGTAATTCTTCCCGCATGACCCGTGACTACACACGAAGGTAATTGCAATGTACAAAGCAATGAAACGCGGTCGCAAGACCCGCCGGTAATCCCGGAATAAAGAGTTCGATGGGTATGGCTGCTTGCCCTTCTCAAGTGGCCCCGCAACCAGGAGATCGTCATGGCACGTCGTGGTCGTAAAGGTCGGAAGTAATCCGAACGTAACAGGTTTCTGAACCGGCCT